AGTTATTTCTTTCTCTGGCAACACTATTGGTTATCACGTATTGTCAATCGGTAATGTTGCTGGTCAAGCAATTACAGCAGGACAAGAACTTGTTGGGAGAACATCTAACTCATTTGGCGTAATTAAATCTGTTATATCAGACACTGCAAATGGATATAGTCGTGAGGCAGGTGGGGCAGACGACAGAAATCTAGTAATCGTACAGGTCACAGCAAATACAACCGCAAATGTTACAAGTCAATTTGTCACTGGTCCCTTAAAACCATTCGAGGCAACTGAGGGGTTGAGGATTGTCGGTGCGAATACCACTGTCGGTAATGTAGTATCGACGACATCTAATACATCAATAGAAAACATTTACTCCACTTTAAATGATTCCATACTATTCACTTCTGGATCTTTTGGTACCATTGGACAGTTGTCTAGTATTGTTGGTGGAGAAAACTTTAGTGTCGCACCGACAGTTAATGTGATAGATAGAGATATATCATCTCTTGGTATCGGAGAGCAGTATGTCACATTACAATCTGATGATGTTAATTGGGGGACGGGCAACAGTAGTTTCACGTCACTTGACACTAATGATAGAATAGTTCAAAGTTCTTCTGGTGCATCTGGAGATGTTAAAGGTGGAAGAGCACCTAATACTCCAATCTCAGTAGATCAATATGCAAACGGAACATATGAAATGACTGTTCGTGTCTGGCAAGATTCTCTTCAGCGTGAACCGGGGAATGTTCAGTTTGCAAATAATACAAACGTTACGTTGACAATTTACGATTCATCATATACTCCAGGAACTCCAGATACGAGAACCTCTGTTGATTCTGGAACTGCAAAGATTGTTCGTATTACTGACGAAGGCATACTCGGAAAGAATGCTGTCATCGGAGCAACTGTTGGTGCAAACGGAACAATTACTAAAGTTCGTGTAATTGATTCTGGATTAGCATATAGACAGGGCGAGATAGTGACAATTGAATCTACTGGAAGGGTCAATGCATCTGGTGGTAGTGGTAGAATCACTCTTTCTGGTGTTGCAAATGGTCAGGGTTACTATGCTACAACGAGAAGTCATTTGGATTCTTTGCGAGGGTTTATTCAGGATAGTGAATTCTATCAAGAGTATTCTTATCAGATTGTGTCTCCAATTTCTTTGGGAAGATATCGTGATTATGCATTGAAGTTAGTGCACCCTGCTGGACAAGCACTATACGGTAAGTATAGAACACAATCTAATGCTGATGTTAACATTACAGTGACAGCGAATAATGCGACAAGATTAAAAGGTGTTGGAACAGTAGCAATTAATAACGGATCATTTAATGTTGTGGGAACAGCAACGAAGTTAGACGACATTTATTCTAACAATTCTACACTTTATATTGAAACTACTCCTAGAACCTTCTATGCAGTTCCTATAAATATAGTGTCTAGTAACACTTCGGCAAACTTAACAATTGCTTGGTCAAACACAAGTTTAACCAGTGCAAACATTTACTATTATAACGGAAGCATATAAAAATGGCAGTCTATAGATATCCGACAAAAGATTTATCTATCAACAATGCAAAGGCATTTGTTGCTGCATTGAGTGCAGCAGATAGTAGAAGCACCAAAAACTCTGTTGTTCTTTATGCCGCAATCGGTAACAACTACGAGTATCCAAACGAACCTACTCCAATCTCCCCTGCTGATAATGAGCAATATTTGCAGTACGAAGCACATAGAGAGTTTATTGGTGCGAAAAAAATAACGACAAGTGATGTCAGTCACGTTGTTCCAAGGTATGATTGGAGTAGTGGTACAGTTTACTCAATGTATCGTGATACTGATGAAGACATGTATGAAAGATCATACTACGTTCTAACAAATGAATACAACGTATATAAATGCTTGTATAATAATAAAGGTGGCACTTCTACGGTTAAACCGACAGGATTTTCAACTGACGCATTTACTACATCTGATGGATATACGTGGAAATACATGTATACAATTTCGTTGGGAGACGCAAACAAATTCTTAACTACATTACATATGCCTGTTAAGACGATCACGACAGGTGATGGTTCAACAGAATCTGACAGACAACTTGCTGTTCAGAACGCAGCAGTTAATGGGGCAATCGAGATTTTAGAAACAGTAAACATTGGTTCTGGTTATCATACTGTTGCAAATGGTGTGGTTGAAGCAGGAGGGAAGAGTTCAGTTAGACTGAGTGCTACTGGAGATAATCCCCCATCACCTCTAGATAATTTCTACAATGGTGCATCAGTATACATTATTTCTGGAACTGGAGCAGGACAATTAAGAAGAATTATTGATTACGATGGTTCTACCAAAACATACACAGTAAACACAGCATTTGCTACTGTTCCAAATACTGACTCTAGAGTTATAGTTTCACCAACAGTTACAATTATTGGTGACGGGGTTGGCGCAAAAGCATATACTAGAGTTATTGAAGCAACTGGTGCGATATCAAATATCGCAGTGATTGATACAGGAAGTAAGTACACGAGAGCAAAAGCACTGATCACATCAAACAATATTCACGGAACTGGAGCAACAGCAAACGTTGTTATTTCTCCTGTCGGTGGTCATGGTTCTGATCCGATCAGAGAACTTGCTGGCGACAAGATTATGTTGAATGTTATCTTTAATGGTAACGAGGGAGTTTCTGCGAACGGTAATGGTTACATCCCATCTAATACAGAATTTAGATCAATCAGTATTCTTAAAGATCCTGTACTAAAAGTTGATTCGAACAATAATACTGTTGCTGTTGAGAGTATTGCAAATACGTCAAACTCTCCCAGCACATTAAGGTTGACTGATAGATTAACAATTTCCTATAATCAGATGGATGGTTCGACTCCAATTAATCCGTTAGTCGTCAGAGATATTATAACTAATAAGAGAAACCTTTTACGTGCAAGATCTGGCGCATTGGAGTTTATTACGGAGTTATCTCCAACACAAAGAAACACTGATGCACTGAAGAAAGCACTACACGCAGCAAATGCAAATATTGTATACATTCGTGACGATGAGACAGTTTCCGACCCATCCTTCTACACAGTTTATATAAATAGTGTTGAGAGTTATGGCGATTATCCAGCATTCACTAAAGATGATGTTATATTGAAGAGTACTGCAGAAACGGAAATTGCTACAGTGGAAGCACTAAAGGGACCAGAAGCAAATACGTTCTCAGGACAATTACTGTATGCAGAGAATGTTCAGGTTGTTGAGCGAGACGTAGATCAAACAGAAGACATCAAAATCATTTTGGATTTTTAAAGGTAGATAAATGGCAATTAATACAAATCTAAATCAAAGTCCTTACTTTGACGATTTCAATGAAAATAAGAACTTCCACAGAATTCTTTTCCGTCCCGGATATTCGGTTCAGGCAAGAGAGTTAACTCAATTACAATCTATTCTTCAGAATCAGGTTGAGAGATTTGCTGGAGAAATTTTCATTGATGGCACTGTTGTAACTGGTGTCGGACTAACCACAGACGAAATCAGTTTTGTCAAACTAAGAGATAAGGATGCTAACAACCGTGTTGTACTTCTGACGGACTTCTACGAGAGTGGGTCAGTTGCCAACCTAACAATCACTGGTGCAACGACGGGTGTGACAGCAAAACTTGTGACTGTCACTGAAGGTTCTGAATCTGCGGCACCAGACTACTTAACAATCCATTGCCATTATACAAACTCTGGTTCGAATAATACAACTAAAACTTTTGCTGACAATGAGGTTCTTCTCGTAAGAAGAAGTTCTAATAGTCAATATTTTGTTGCAGCAAACACTATTGCGGCAAATTCTACTGGACAAGCATTAAAGGGTAATATCACTGACGGTGTAATTTACCACAAAGGACATTTCATTCGTTGCCCAAGACAGTCAACGATTATTGGCAAGTATACAACGAGACCAAACAAGAAACTAGGACTCAGAACAGTAGAAAGCACTGTAGATTCTAATCAAGATTCTTCTTTGTTAGACAATGCTTCTGGTGCTACAAACTTCTCTGCCCCAGGTGCTGATCGTCTTAAACTCAATCCAGTTTTAGAAACATACGATCTAACAGTTGCAAACACAGATAATTTCTTCATTATCGCAACCATTACTGATGGTTCTATTGAGCAAAGAAATACTGATACGGTATATTCAGAAATTGGTGATTTTATTGCTGAAAGATTCCACGATACAACTGGAAACTATGCAGTAGAACCATTCAATATCCGTGTCCGTGAGCACCTCAACAAGACCAACAGTTTGGGTAGATATACCGCTGCAGAAGGTGGAGACTCTAATCTTTTGGTTGCTGAAATCGAAAAGGGTCGTGGATACGTTAATGGTTATCCAGTAGAATTAAAAGGATCAAAATACTTAAACTTTAACAAAGCAAACACAGTCTTTGCTAAGGACGCATTATCAATCGGTCAAGCATACGGGGCATATGTTTATGCTGATCAGGTCGTTGGAACTTGGGACTTCTCTAACCTAAAGACTGTAACGATTCGAGACGCAAAGCAAAACGGTATTAGTGGTAAGAACTTTGGTGCAGCAAGTTCCAGTGGTACACAAATCGGTACTGCAAAGGTACGTGGTATCCAATGGCACTCTGGCACACCAGGGACATATAACGGTAGATTTAGAATCTACTTATTTGACATACAAATGAACTCTGGCAAGTCTTTTGCTGATGCACGAGGTCTGTATATCAACAATGCTTCTGGTCCAGACTCACTTGCCAACATCGTTCTTGAGTCTAGCGGTGATGCAAAGATACAAGAGCAAGGACTTTCAAGTCTTGTATTTAAACTTGGTCAAAAGGGTACTAAAACCCTTAAAGATGCAAGTGGTACAGTCGACACAAGATTTGTTGTTCGAAAGAGACTATCTGCAGTTTCGTTTGATACAGCGGGATCTGCATCATACGGTGTAGGTAACACACACCCAGGTGGTTCGGAAGCAATCAATGATACTGGTTCTCCGATAACTAACGTTGATGAGAGAAACACATTAATTATTTCTACATCAGCAACCACCACTACTGCACACACTGGTTTCATTGATGACATCAGTGGAAATACCATTCAAGGTAGTGGAACAACATTCCTATCGACATATCAAGTTGGAGACATGATACAAATCGTTGATGGTGGTAACACATACAACGAGCGAATCTCTGAGATTACTAGTGATACGGTATTGAAGGTTTATGACACTATAGCAGTTACACGAAGTAGTGCAACACTACCACACAAGACATCTTTCCCAACTGGTTATCATTGGGATTTGTCTGGTAACGGTACAATTACTGCAACTACATCTACTGTTAGTGTTGACTTACAACAAGCAAACCTTTCTTCTGGTTTCACGGCAGAGGTTTACTACGACGTTCTTCGTACTGCTGCAAATCCAACCAAGAAAACTGTTTTCAAAGATAAGTACGTACACATCAATACTGGGTCACACTCAGCAAGTAAAGACGGTCCTTGGGGACTTGGTATTACAGATGCTTTCAAAATTACTGCAGTGTATAAGGGTGGTAATACTACCGTTGACACAACAAGCACTGATGTGACAAATGATTTTATCTTAGACACAGGTCAAAAAGACGGTTTCTATGATACATCAAAACTAGTTAAAAAAGCAACCAGTTCACTTAACACAATTGACTGTGGATTAATGGTAAAACTCAGTTACTTTGATCGTGATACATCAACTGGTTATGCTTTCTTGTCTGCTGATTCGTATGCTGATATTATCGACGATGCAGATACGGCAAATACGACAGCAATTACGACACAAGAAATTCCAGTGTTTACTTCTCCCACAAGTGGTAAGAAGTATGACTTAAGAGATGCAGTAGATTTCCGTCCGAAGAAACTTAATACTTCAACACCTTCTTCTGTTGGGACGGTTGCATCTGCCCCAACAAATCCTTCTGATCCAAGTTCGTTCTCTTACACTGCAACATCTGGTGTATATGTTCCGACTCCTGATCAGACGTTCCAATGTGATGCTCAATTCTATCTTCCAAGAAAAGATAGGGTTATTGTATCTCAGAGAGGAACCTTCGAGGTAATACAAGGTATTCCAGATTTAACTCCTAAAACACCAGCAGAACCTGCTGCATCTATGACATTGGGTGTTGTAGATGTTCCAGTATATCCTTCACTTGCTCCATCTTTTGCAAAGGAATATGATCGTCCAGACTATGCGGTTAGAATGTCTCTTGAGAACAATCGAAGATATACAATGAAAGATCTTCGTGGTGTCGAAAGTCGAGTTAAGAACTTAGAGTACTATTCGACACTAAATGCACTTGAGACTACAGCAAGAAATCAGCAGTTGTTTGGAGCAACTGGTTCTGACAGATTTAAGAACGGTTTCTTAACTGACAACTTTGAAGGTCATAATGTTGCTGATGTATCAAATCCTTACTATCGTGCATCAGTCGATCGACCTAATGGTAGATTGAGACCAATGTTCAACAGAGCAGATGTTGCGTACCAATATGCAACAACTATCTCTGGTTCAAATGTCACTCGAACAGGAAATCTAGTAACGCTTGATTATACAAGTGTTTCTATGATCGATCAGAACTATGCATCTAAGTTGCGTAATCCAGTTCAGGAATTGTTGTTTAACTGGCGTGGTCAAGTCATCCTCGATCCAGAATCAGATAACACACCTGACATTACAACTCTCCCTGATATTCAGGTTGACTTTGATGGCATCTATGAGTCGATGTTACAAATTGCTACAGCAGCAGGTGTTACAAACAGAGTAGACTTTGGTTCTTGGAGAACAACATCTGGAGAATTTGTTTCGGGTGGTGTGATACGAAGAAACCAAGAACGAATCGTAACTGAAACAACAATCAGTGCAGCAACAGAATCTTTCAGTCTCGGTAACTTCGTGACTGATGTTTCTGTGCGTGAATATATGAGATCCAAACTCATCAACTTCACTGGTGTTCGCATGAAACCAAACACTCGTGTTTATGCATACTTTGATGATGAGAAAGTGTTTAATTACTGTCGTGCGACTGACTCAGACTTTACTCCAAAACCAGGAGCAGATGGTCAGTTCGGTGGTGCATTGATAACAGATAACACTGGTACTGTTTACGGTCAGTTCAGAATTCCAAATGATAGCGATATGAAGTTCAGAACTGGTACTAAGCGATTCTTGCTAACTGATATTGATGATCCTATTGTTAAATCTGAAGTTGCAACTACTAGTGCACATGGCGAGTTTACAAGTAATCCATTAGACATAACTCAACGTGGTACAACAGTGGATATTACTGTTCCTCAGATTTCTAAACAGCAGACAGTACAAAGAAGACAACAGTGGACAGTTCTTGATAGGGATAATGGTTGGCAAGATCCTATTGCTCAGACATTCTCTGTTAATATCTCTGGTTCAACTGATGGTGTGTTTATCTCTAAGATTGATTTGTTCTTCGGTAATAAGTCATCCACACTACCAATCACGTTACAGATTCGTGAGATTGAGACTGGATTCCCAACTGATACTATTGTTCCTTATGGTCAGAAAACACTACAAGCATCTCAAGTGAATACTTCTGCAGACGGAACTACAGCAACGACATTTACTTTTGATAATCTAGTGTTCTTGAAGAACAATACCGATTATGCGTTTGTTGTGATCCCAGGCGGAAACTCAGATGACTATACTTTATGGTGCGCATCACTAGGACAGAACGATGTTGTAACAAACACATTGATTGCAAAGCAACCATACACTGGAGTGTTGTTTACATCTTCGAACGATAACACTTGGTCTCCAATTCCATCAGAAGACATGAAGTTCAAGATTTATCGTGCAAGATTCTCATCGACTGCTGGTACGGTATATCTTGAGAACCAAGATCAAGAGTTCTTTGATTATGATAATTATTCTGGTTCGTTTGTTGTTGGTGAAGATGCGATTGCTGAGTCTGTTTTGACATTCTCTAATAATAATTCAGTCGCAGTTGGAACAGTGCTTAGAACACAGATTACAGATTCTGCAAATAATTTCTTTGCGAATGGTACCGTTAGACAGATTGTTACGAGTGGTTCTGGTTCGGTCACTGTTAAGATCGACAACTTTGGAACATTCCCAACTACTGCAACATCCAACACAAACAACATTTATGTGGGTTCTACTTGGATTGGTAATACAACAGCATTCACTGCAAACACTGCACAAGGAACTGTTCAGTTTATCAATGCCACAGATCAAGAACTATATTTGACTGGATCAGCAGGTGGATTCTCAAATGGGTACATTAGAGGACAATCTTCTGGAGCATCCGCAAGAATAACAACAGTTAAGAACTTGCCTTTGAATACTTTAGTTCCTAAAGTTCCAAACATTACTTATGCTGGAACTACGGCAAACTTCTCATTCAGACCAACTTCTACAAGTGGAGTCATTTCTACGACCTTTGAAAATATTGAAATGTCAGTAGAGAATAACTTCTACGATGGAGAAAAGAAGATTTACTCTAAGACGAATGAGGATGGACTGAGTTCTGTTGGTGGAACTAGAAAGTCTGGACTTATTAAGGGTACATTCTCTTCTTCAAGAAATACAGTATCTCCTGTTATAGATTTGGGAAGAGCAAATGCTATTGTTGTTGAGAACATTATCAACAATGATGCGACAGATGAGCACAAGAACTTAGGTAGTGCATTGATGAGATACACATCAAATCCTGTTGAGTTGGCAGATGGTCAAGAAGCAGAAGATTTGGTTGTATACCTCGGTGCATATAAACCAGTCGGAACAGAGATTCGAGTTTATGCTAGAGTCTTGAATGGTGAAGATGGTGAAGTTCTTGACGATAAAGACTTTACACCACTAAGACAAGTTACTGCAGCAAACACCTACTCTGAAGGTTTAGATGGAACAGATATTCGAGACTTTGAATACACGTTCTTTGCAAACACTGATGGTAGTGGATATGGTGCAACTGGTAACACATTTGCTTATCTAAATAGTGGTAATAATAATGTTGTAACATACAACGGAACTGACGGTTCCATATACCATACCTTTAAGACTTTCGCAATCAAGATCGTCTTTACAAGTTCTGGTTCTAATGTGGTTCCTGTTGTAGCAGACATGAGAGCAATTGCGTTGCAGAAATAATGAGTACTCCTGATATATTAATAATTGAAGAGGACAAGTCTCTAGTTAGGGACACTAATTCGAACGCAATTCTCAATACTGATATGAGTGCACTTGAGCAGTATCGTGCAAAGAGAAATAAAGAAAGAGAAATGTTAAAAAAGGTAGAGCAATTTGATGAATTGCAAAGCGAAGTAAAAGAAATTAAATTGCTCCTTCAACAATTGATAGCAGAGAAGAGATAAATGACAGTATCTATTTCAAATACAAATTTAAATGATAACTTTAATACGTGGAGATTAAATACTAATCTTGCCGCAACTGTTATCAGTAATAATGTCGTTACAGTTTCCAGAGCAGGTTCTGCCAACAGGGGTGGAACTGCATACGGTAATGGTCACATTAAAGGTACGTTCTCTGCCAATGAGTTGAGGACTGCAACACTTAAATCTGGTAATACTACCAGTGAAGCAAACTGGATAATAATTGCTTCCAATACCTTTATTAATGCGACATCTGTATCGATTACGGCAAATACAATATTCCAAGGAAATGTGGATTTTGTGACTTCTGGTACTGATCGTCTTACTCTTGGTAACATCTCAAGAATTAGAATGACTGGTGGTAGTGGTGGTCAAGTATTGAAGAAGAGTGGAACTGATCAGTTAGTATTTTCTGGACTGACATTGAGAGATGTTTCTGACTTATCTACCAATTCTGCCCCAATTATTCTCTCTGGCGCAAATACTTCTTTCAGTGATAACAACGATTCACCTGCTCTTATTCTTTCGAACGGAACGGATAGAGCATACCTATTCATGGCATCAGATACAACACTTGGTGATTCTGATGTGTACTTAAAACTTGTTGATGCTGTCGGTGACTCTAAGTTTGTTATTGCCGATTCATCTAACAGTGAGGTATTCAGTGTAACGTCTGGCGGTATTACCACTTTCTCATCAAACATTGCGGTTAGTGGTGTTGCCTCTAGTGGTAACATTCTTCCAGATCCTGCTGGGGATGATAGTTACAATCTTGGTGCACCTAATCGTGAGTGGAAAGATCTTTATATCGACGGTGTCGCAAACATCGATGAGTTGAGTCTTGGTACATCTGCTGGTCAAGGTGTATCAACTTCGATGATACCAAAGACAGATGCCGCAGGGAATCTTGGTTCCTCTACACGCAAGTGGGGAACAATGTGGGCAGATACCACTAATGGTGGCGCAGGTGTATTTAATACACTTGGTGTATCATCTACTGTCACTGCAAATGGTGCAACAACATTTAACGGAACTGCAACATTCAACAGCACAGCAACGATTGCTTCAAACTTCGTTATGTCTGGTAACGTTGCTTCAGACATCGTACCGAATACAGTTGATGGAACTGGTCAATATGATCTCGGTTCCACATCGCAAAGATTCCATAATGTATATGCGAACAACGCATTTGCGAATAATATTACGACAGATAACGACGTAAGTATTAATGGTGACTTAACAGTACAAGGAACTGCAACATTTGCCTCTGGTGCTGTTACTGCTCCATCTGGTACGTACACCACTTTAAACGTTACAGGTGCGACAACATTAGATGGAACAGTGGATCTTGGTGACAACTCCTCTGACTTAATTTCTGTGCTTGGTGTTGTTGACACAAACATAATTCCTACTGGTACTGTAAACTTAGGTTCTCTGTCGGCACAATGGAATAGTGCTTGGTTCGATGGAACTGTAACCACAGATTTCTTAACTGTTGATGAGAATGCATCTATCACAGGAACTCTTGCTTCTGGTAATACTGACATCAACGGAACACTTGATGTATCCGAAGCAATAAGCAATGACGGAACAGTTGTTGTTGGTAAGAACGGAAAGTTACATGCAAACAATGCAGTAACAGATGGCACAATACAGAGTGCTATGCTTGCCAACACAATGAACATTGGTGCGGGTGGACAGATTCATGGTTCAGCATCAAAGGTTCCAATTATCCGTGTTAACAAGTATGGTCAAGTAATTGGTATTTCAAATACAAGTGTTGCTGGTGTAACCGGATTCACTTATACTGATGCTAACAACACGTTTGTAATTTCTACTGCAGATGGTAACAATTTCTCAGCAAACGTTACAATTGCTGAAGGTGCATCAGTTACAAACGACGGATCTAAGAAAGGTCTTGCATCTTTCGACTCCACTCAGTTCTCAGTTTCTAATGGTCATGTATCTCTTGCTGGTGGTGCGTCAGGTGCGATCACACAGGTCACTGGGACAGCAAACGAGATTCAGATTACACGTGATGGTGCAAATGCATACTTTGGATTGCCTGACGATGTTACAGTAACTGGACAATTAAACGTTGGTGAAAACTTAGTTGTTGCTGGTAACTTAACTGTTTCTGGTACGACAACAACAATTAATGCTGAGACATTAAATCTTGCAGATAACAAAGTTGTTCTTAACTCTAACTACAGTGGTTCAACACCAACTGAAGATGCTGGATTTGTTGTTGAGCGAGGAACAAAACAAAATTACGAATTTATTTGGGACGAATCTGAGGGTCGTTGGACGGCAGGTGATAGAAACCTTGTTGCTAACACATTCATTGGTAATCTGACTGGTAATGTGACTGGTAATGCAGATACTGCTGATGCTTTTGCTAATGCTGTTAACTTCTCATTAACTGGTGATGTGACTGCTCCTGCTGTTTCATTTACTGGTGCGGATGGAGTTCAAATGAACGTCACAATCAGTAATACTGCTCCATCAATCATTAGAGTTTACGATGTTTCTAGCGTTCAAGTGTTCCCTTAATTGAAGTATAAATAGAGGCGATAGGAAGATATAAATGGCAGCAAAGGCAAATATCGTAATAGATCAGGGGTCTGACTTTTCTTCAACAATTACTGTGACTGATAGTGCAGATGCAACAGTTGATTTGACTGGATATACAGGTTCTGGTCAAATCAGAAAACATTACACATCAAACACTAAAACAGATTTTACTGTTTCTTTTGGTACTCCAAGAACTGAAGGAAAGGTCACGATATCTTTGAATAGAACTCAGACTTCTGCACTGGAAGCAGGAAGATACGTATACGACGTTGAGATAACTAATTCGGCAAATACTAGATCAAGATTAGTGGAAGGTATCGTTACGATAACGCCAGAAGTAACCCGATAATATAAATAGAATATAAACCAATTAGCATCGGAAACTTAAATGGCAAATAGCGGAAATTTTAAAGTCAAATTTGATGGTCCGACCCAATCTTTAACGTTGAAGAACCAAGTTGGTTCTGGCAACCGTATAGATTCTCTTACTGATGTTGACACTTCCGTCACGGAAGCAAATGGATCAATTTTGGTATATAATGCTTCGACAGATACGTATGTTCAAAGGGACATTTTAACCTTTGACACCGACTCTGGTGCATTTAAGTTAGACGGTGGATCGGGATTCTAATGGCATCACCTATTATCGCAATTAAAAGGTCTCAAAGCAATAGTGCTCCTACATCTCTTGCTAACGGAGAACTTGCGTACTCATTTTCTTCTGATAAATTGTTTATCGGACAGACAGATACTGCAACTGATGCCGTAACAGTAGAATACATTGGCGGTAAATTGTTGGTTGATAAAGTAGCAAATTTGGAAAGTATTGTTTTAAGTGGTAGCAGATCGTATACAAATTTTACTGTTTCTGGAAATCTAACACTCTCCTCAATTGCTAGTGACTCAGTTTTAATTACTAAGAGTGGTGGTGTGGTCGAAGGTGTGACTGGAACTTCTGGTCAGTTGTTTCAAGTTGCAGCAAACGGCACACCTTATTTTGACGATTTGAATGGTGGTACATTTTGATAGATGAGTGATTATATTATAGAAAATGATGATGTTGTCGGTGTGTATGCCAAACAAATAGCAAAATTAGATGACACAAATAAAGAACTCAGGGAAAGGATTAGAACTCTCGAACAAGAAATAGAATCAAGAGATCAACTTCCTATACCAAAAAGTATTGTGAAACAGATCGTCCAAATGGAAGCATTGATTAGAAAACTCCAAGAAGACATCATATATTATAAAAGGTTTGTTCCGAAACAAGTTATTATAAATAAAGAAGGAAAAGAACAACCTACAAGACGTGGTGGAATACCCAAAAAATAATTATAAAGGAGTGCTCTAAATGGCATCTATTATTAAACTAAAACGCAGTAGCACTGGCGGGTCAGTTCCGGGATCCCTACAGACTGGTGAGATTGCGGTAAACCTGTTTGATCGACGTTTATACGTAGGTAACTCAACAGGTGTAACAGCAGTTGGTGGTGAGGATTTTAAACTTACTACACAAAATCCAACATCAGGTGGCGTATATCTTAAACTATTAGGAGAAACTGCTTCTTCATCGAATACTGTTCTATTGAGAGCAGGCGATGGTATGACAGTTTCTCGTGAGGGTAACGGTTCTATTACGTTCACCTCAACAGGATCGGTTGCAGACGGAGCAGTAACCACTGCTAAACTAGCAGACGGTGCAGTAACTGCAGCAAAGATTGCATCTAACGGTCTTACTGCTAACACATACGGTGCTAAGTCGGTTGGAACTGCGGCAATTGCAGACGCAGCGATCACTTCAGCAAAAATCGCTGCTGGTGGCATTACTGCTAACGCAATTGGCAATGACTCTGTTGCTCTTGGAACAAAGACAACTGGTAACTATGTTGCGACAATCGCAGATTCTGGTTCAAGTCAGATTACTGTTAATAACTCTGGATCTGAAACTGCTGCTGTAACGTTGGGACTTACTGCTGGTGGTGTTGGCACTACCGAATTAGCAGATGGTGCAGTTACTGGAGCAAAACTTGCCTCTAAGACAGTTGCAGCAAATGCTATCGTTGATGGCACAATTACCTCTGCTCAAATTTCAGCAGGTGGCATTACTGCTAACGCAATTGGTAACGATTCGGTTGCTCTTGGAACAAAGACAACTGGTAACTACGTTGCAACTCTTGCTGACTCTGGTTCGTCAGAATTTACAGTAACAAATGGTAGTACTGAAGGTGGAGCAGCAACTCTTGCTCTTGCTTCTAAAGGTATCACTGCTTCTAAGATTGCTGACGGAACAATTACTTCTGCTCAGATTTCTGCTGGCGGTGTTACAGCAAATGCTATCGGAAACGACTCTGTTGCACTTGGAACAAAAACAAGTGGTAACTATGTTGCTACAATTTCTGGTACTGCTAACGAGATTACAGTATCTGGTTCTGGTTCAGAGACTGCAGCAGTCACACTTGGATTACCAGATGATGTAACTGTTACTGCTCAACTTAACGTTGGCGAGAACTTAGTTGTAACTGGTAACACTTCAATCGGTGGTGACTTACAGGTTGATGGTGACTTAACTGTTACTGGAGCAACGACATACCTATCAACATCAACGGTTTATACTGATGATGGTATGTTCAAACTCTCTGCGAATAACGCAGGTGATGTTACCGACACTGGTATCTACGCAAAGTATGTTGTTTCTGGCAACTCAGCAGTACAATACACTGGTTACTTCCGTGATGCTACTGATGGAGCATTTAAGTTCTATACTGGACTTGATGCAGAACCAACAGCAACAGTTAATACTGCAGACACTGGATACACACTTGCTCAAGTCGATGCAATCATCGATGGAGGCACGTACTAAATAAACTGAAGAGGGGGGGGAATGGGTTACATAACTCTCCCCCCAAATTTAAATTTTGGTCTATATAGACCTTGTAATTAGAGAACCATAGATATGGCATCAATCGTCAAGATTAAGCGTTCCTCCGTTCAGGGGAAAGCACCTACAATATCTGCTATTCAGTCAGGCGAACTTGCTCTCAATACGAGAGACGGGAAACTTTTTTCGTCTGATGGTTCTTCAGTTTTCGAGGTTGGCGCAAACCTTTCTTCCTTATCTACATCTAGTATAACGGTCTCGGACTCATCGAGAACTGATTTACGTGTTACAGTAACAAATACAAATGGAAGTGCTAATAATACAGCACTTAGTTTAGTAAACGATCAGAGTCAATCATTAGAAGTTGGTGTTACTGGTAGTGGTTATATCCCAACTGATGATGGCATTTTGGGATACATATATCCTTCCAATACTGTCGGTAGTTTTATTATTGGCAATCAAGCAAATACTTTTATTTTCGGTGGTAATGCCTTTGGTGGGCAAGATGGCAATGCAGCAATCAGCATTACTTCATCCAATACTGGATCTCCAACAATTAACTTTTTGGGTCAATTTAATTTTCCAACTACTATAGGAACTTATGGGCAAGTTCTAACAGTTTCAAACACCGCAAATCGACAACTTGGGTGGGGTGCACCCACACTACAAACAGTCACTGAATCTGGCAATACCACTACAAGAGAAATTACTGTAGGTAGATTAACATCAGCAGGTCAAACACTCCCAGCATCAGATGGTACTTCTGGTCAGGTGTTAAAAACAGACGGAAATGGAAATTTATTTTGGGAGGCAGCAGGTACGGGTGCTGGAACATTTCAGTTTTACAAAAATGTCGGAACAGCAGATTTAGAAGCAGACGGAATAACTGTAACTGGCGGTGAATTTCCGTTCTATCAACAAGACGGAACGTATGACCCAGTTCCAGTTTCATAAGAATTTGAGGATTTAAAAAAATGGCAAATACAGCAGTTATACCAGTAAAGGCAATATATACAGGAACCGATGTCACTGCTCTCGGAGAATTGGCAG